TGTTTGAAGAAGGTGACGATGCAAGCTATCTTACAAAGGATATTAACGATGGTTTGATTGAACACCATTTAGACCGTCTGGAGAAGAATATCATGCGTTTTTCTAAGTCGGTTAACTTTAGTGATGAGTCCTTTGCAGGTAATATCAGTGGGGTGGCTATGAAGTTTAAGATCATGGCGCTTGAGAATAAATGTATCACCATGGAACGAAAGATGGTTGCAGCACTACGATATCAGTTTAAAATCCTCTTCTCTGCATGGAATCTGAAAGACAAAGGGAAGAAGGAGGATTACCTAAAAGTCTGGTTTGGGTTTAAACGCAACCTCCCTGTGAATGTATTAGAAGAAGCTCAAACAACCCAAGCACTCCAAGGACGGGTAGCTGAGGAAACGAGACTTGCTCTATTACCTTTTGTTGATGATGTTCAATACGAGATCAGCAAAATGAAGAACGAAAGAGATGAGATGGACGCCTATTTATCCGCTTATGGATCTCTTTCAGGTGGTACGAATAACACGCAATCCACTTCATCTGTATCTAAAGCTTCAGAACAGGGAGAAAAGACCTGTGGTGAATGTGGTGGGGACGGGAAAGTAACAAGTGACCGAACAGGTAAACAAATACAGTGTAAAGCTTGTGGTGGAACAGGTGTTGTTGGATGAGGAACCAGCAAGAGATTGATAAATTCCTAGATGATATGATCTCTGATGCTGAAAGAAAGATTGATATTATGTTCGCTAGGAGATTGAAAGAACTCCTCTTCCAGTTGAATAGGATGTACAAGAAATACGCTTCTGGTAAGGACCTATCCTTTACCGACCTAAACAAATACAATCGGCTTCAGAAGGAACTAGCAATAATGGCTGCGGCTATTTCTGAAGACTACAAGGCTATTCTAGAAGACATCCAAAAGTTAATGGAAGCACAGTACGTCGAGAATTATTTGCGCTCGGCTTATTTGTATGAATTCGAAGCTCAACTGACCATGGGTTTTGGAATGCCTTCGTTAGAACAAATTGTACAAGCTATTGAAAATAAGATTCCCCAACTCACGCTACCTGCCATTCTTGAATTTAACCGGAATGAGTTAGTGAGAAGAATAGCATCAGATATTTCTCAAGGGCTTTTAGCTGGAGAAGGATATTCGGACATCGCTAATCGTATTGAGAGAAGTGTGGGATTCGGGGCAGTAAAAGCACGAAGAGTCGCACGTACTGAAGGACATCGGGCTCAAATGCAAGGGAGAATGGATAGCGCGGAAATAGCAGCCAAGCACGCTAATCTAAAGAAAATGTGGGATGGAACCCTTGATTCTAGGACTCGAAAGGCTCACCAAAAGTTAGACGGTACCGTGATTGAAATGGATGAGAAGTTTATTTCTTCTGCAGGTGGCAAAGGTTTTGCGCCCGGATTTATGTTCAATGCTTCAGATGATATAAATTGCAGATGTTCAGTTGTTTACTTGGTCGATGGGAAGAAACCAGAAATGAGAAGAGCAAGGAATGAAGAAGATCCAAAATACCAGCAAAAACTTGCTGATCGTATTGAGAAGTATATGTCTGATAAAGGGCTAACCCATAAACAGGCTGAGAAAAGGGCTAAAAAGGAGATTAAGCCTCCTAGTTTAGTGATTCCATATCAGACGTATGAGGAATGGAGGAAGAACCTCAATGGCTAAGGTAGTGAGACTCTTTAATGCCGAGGATGCCAAACAAGAAGCATTAGTTCAACACATAGAAGAGTTGCTCGTGGCTGCTAAGAAGGGTGAGATAAAGAACTTCCTAGTCTCAGCTGAGGGTACGGATGGAACTGTGTTGACTGGATACTGCAACTTAGATGTAGGGGAGAAACAGTATATGCTTGGTCATATACAAGTCGATATCAATTTCCAAGTCATTCAATCAAATGTAGATAAGTTGATTGAGTTTATTTAAAGAAGGAGGATGACTAATGAACAAGAATACCGTAACAAAAGAGCACATCGATGGCATTATTATGAACTCGAAGGTTGAAGTTTCTACAATTCTGGGTAAGTGTACCGTGGTTGCATGTCAGTTACCTAGTGGTTTTATTATTGTGGAGAGTTCTGCTTGTGTAGATCCAGCTAATTATGACGAAAAGTTAGGTGCTGAAATTTGCATGAAGCGCATTGAAAACAAGGTTTGGGAACTCGAAGGTTATAAGTTGCAATGTGAATTGTCTGGTGAGAAAGAATGACTTTCGAACAGTTTAAATCTAGGTATCTCTTAAAGCTAAGAGAACAAGGATTAACGACAAACGATGAAGAGGTTCGCAAAATGTACATTGCATCCACAATCATTTTAGAGAAGGTGAAGAAACAGTGACCGAAATAAAAGTAGTTACCAACGACGACGGGTACATGAAGATTGAAGCTTCAGGCCACACTCAAAGCGTTGTATGTGCAGCTGTTTCTACTCTTCTACAGTCCTCTGTACGGTTTCTTGTTGATCTAGCCGACCAGTACCCAGATGCTTTAAAAGTAACCATTGAAGTGAAAAAAGATTGACCTAAGCACGTCATTAAAAGGCAAAAACTGAACATTAAGGCGAGTACTTAGTGGTCATTGGAGGAGAATTTATGTTTTTAAATCAACCGAAAAAGGTCCTTTTACCGTTAAATATTAAACAATTCGATGCAGGAAATCTTACGCTAGCTGACATTAAGAAGTTTTTGACGGATAACAAGGATCAAGAAGAAGTAAGAGCGTATTTAGGGGAACTTTCAGTGCCTACTAGTGAGGGAGTGAAAGGGTTTCTAGATACGGATGAAGGTAAGAAACTGCTTCAACCAAGGCTTGATACTCATTTTAATAAGAGTTTAGAGACTTGGAAGACCAATAACTTAGAGAAGTTGATCACTGAAGAAGTAAATAAACGTAATCCAACCAAAACGCCGGAACAACTTGAGCTTGAGAAGTTAAGAAAAGAAATCGATGATGAGCGCAAAGCTCGAAATCGAGAAACGTTAGTCAATAAAGCCTTGAAGGTTGCTAAAGAAAAGAACCTTCCAGATGGCCTTGTTGACTTTTTTATTGGCGAAGACGAAGAAGGTACCACTTCAAACCTAACGAAGCTGGAAGATGAGTACACTAAAGCTGTTCAAGCAGCCGTCGATGCAAAGTTTAAGGAGAATGGTCGTACGATTGACCTTTCGGGTGGAGCAGGTGGAGAAGGTGCTATTGATATTGGATCCATCGCTGGAGAAGTAAGCATTAGAAAATAGGAGGAGTTAAAATGAATAAGTTATTATTACCAGTAAATATCAAGCAATTTGATTTCAATCCATCAAACGTTCTACTTCAGAACGCTGTTTCTGGAAGTGTACCAAAGGAACAAGGCACTTTAGTGTTAAAAGAGTTTATGACTCAATCAGCCGTTACCAAACTAGCAAAGTATGAAGAAATGACCAAGCCAGAGAAAGAATTTACGTACCTTGCATCTGGACCAGGCGCTTACTGGGTAGGTGAGGGCGAGAAGATTCAAACGTCTAAGGCTACTTGGTTAACAGCTAAGATGGTTTCTAAGAAGTTAGGGGTTATCCTTCCGGTTTCAAAGGAATTCCTTCGTTATTCAGTAAAAGAATTCTTTACAATCATGCGTCCAGCCATTGCTGAAGCATTTGCTATTAAATTTGACCAAGCTGCGTTATTCGGTGTTAGTTCTCCTTTCGGTGCAGGGGTGTCAGTATTTGAAAAAGTAACTGCTTCAGGAAACAGTGTTGCCTATAATTCTATTGGGAATCTTTACGACGAATTAAACGGTGTAATGGGATTAATTGAAGACGCTGATAAGGATGCTGACGGTTTTACTACTACTCGTCGTTTCCGTCAGAAGCTAAGAGGAGCTAAGGACTCTGATGGGATGCCGATTTTTAATGATGCAAAGGGTGGTGCTACTCAGCAAGCGCTTGGTCTCCCTATTGGTTATGTGGATTCTAAGTCATGGGATTACACTAAGGCACTCCTTCTTGCAGCAGACTGGGATATGACTCGTTACGGGGTACCACAGGGAATGGAATATAAGATTTCTGAGGATGCAACGTTGACTACTGTTTTAGGAGAAGACGGACAACCTATCAACCTATTTGAGCGTGATATGTTTGCTTTACGTGTCACTCAGCAAGTTGGGTTTATGACCCTTTCTGATGAAGCATTTGCTGCATTAACACCTGAAGTCGTAGCACCGTAATGTAGACGGCCATGAGCCGTCTATTTTAATTTCTTACATTTTAATTAGGAGTGATTTTAAATGGCTAAAAAAATTAAAGTTCAAAAAGGTGATCGTATTTTAGAAGTTTCAGAGAAAGCCTTTAATGTTGTTTACTCTGCATATGGCTATACAAAAGTAGAGGCCGAAGTGGAGGGTGTTGAAGAAACAGTTACTACGGACGCTGATCTATACGAACTCAGCCGTGAGGAACTCGAAAAGATTAAAAACGACGATCTAAAAGCATTCCTCAATAAAGAGGGAATCGACTTTAAATCTGATGCAGTGAAAGAGGATCTTGTAAATCTTATCCTCGGTGTGTAGGTGATTGGTTATGGATGTGGCTTCAGTTAAAAAACGTTTGAGCATTAAAACTGCTCAGCATGACGACTATCTCAATGAGATAGTCCCTGATGTCATTGCTTTTACCAAGGATTTTTGTAATAACCAGTTTTTAAATGAAAACAATGAGGTAGTTCTACCACCGGGCGTGAAACTGTTTATTCCAAAAGCTTGTGAATACTTGCTAAATAAGGCAGGGGTAACTAATCGTAAAATGGACGCAGTCTCCTATACCTATGATATGGACTTCCCCTCTGGATTGATAAAGCTCATTCGGCCATATAAGAGGGTGAGATTTCGATGACTGAATTCCCACACGAAATTATATTTCAGGAAGAGCAAAGTGTTTCAGATGGTGGAGGAGGGCGTACAAAGGACTGGGTGGATATTATTACCACTGAAGCCTTTGTATGTCCGGACACTAGCCGAGAACGGTATCTTGCCGAACAGGCTCAAAACCCTGTATATTACAACGTGTTTTTCCCTTACAGAGAGGACGTAAAGTCTTCAATGAGAATCAAACACGGTAATAAGATATTAAAGTTAAAAACAAAGCCGATTGATCAAGGTGGACAAGGCGAAATTATGTTATTGAAGTGTGAAGAATCATGACCATTCGCACAGGAGATAAACGTTTCGAATTAGCTGTGAAGAAGTTTGAGAAACATGTCATTAACCAGGTAAAGAAGTTAGTTAAGGAAACGGCAGAAATCATTGTATCGAATGCAAAATCATTAGCGCCTGTTGATGATAGTGGGTTGAAGGATTCCATTGGAGTAACTTACTTGAATGGTGGGTTAACAGCAATGGTCCGAGTGGGAGCTCATTATGGAATTTATGTGGAATTTGGTACAGGAATCTACGCTGTAAAAGGAAATGGTCGTAAGGATCCGTGGGTGTACTACAGCGAGAAGCTAGATCGTTTCGTCTATACACATGGGATGGAAGCTCAACCTTATTTCTTTCCTGCGTTAGATGTGGCTGAGAAACACTGGAAAAAAGGATTAAAAGATCTGGGGTGATTACGTGTTAAACACAGCCCTATGGCCGTTACAAGTAGCCATCGTGAAACGGTTTGAATCAGATGAGCCTTTAATGGCTATGGTTAAAGCTGTTAAGGATAGCGTGGAAAAAGATACACCTTTTCCTTACGTGACGATTGGGGATCCACAAGTCGTGCCCTTCGAAACGAAAACAAGCTTCGGTGAAGAGATTACAATTGTACTTCATTGTTGGAGTCGGTATGAGGGGAAAAAGGAAGCTTACGAGATACTTAATCTCATGCTTCGAGCCCTAACTAAGTCACCCTTAATGATTGAAGGTGACTTTAGTATTTTTGGAGTGAAGTTAGAACAATTGACTGTCATTAAAGATATTGACGAGGTTACAAAACACGGAATCATGAGAATTAGGTTCCACATCAATAACGGAAGGGAATGAAGAGAATGAGACCAAAGAGTGGAAAACGCATCATTTATTTAGTTCAAGCAGCTAATGCTCCAATTGGGGACTCAGCGCTATTACCTGCTTTTCAGACGGAAGGCAACTGGACTCAAGAGCAAGATATGATTGATGAACAAACAAAGGATGGACGAATCTTAGCATACGGTCCTAAATCAGAGAACTTCGAACTAACGCTTTACGCAAAGCAAGGAGATGAAGGTCAACAAGCTATCCAGTGGACGTATGACAATGAAGAGCAACTGAAGGTTTGGCGTGTAGATTTAGACTTAAATGCAAATGGAAAACATGATGCGCGTTTCGGGTACACAATCATTGAAAGTATAGAATCTAGTGAGCCTACTGACGGATATGTGGAAATGTCCGTGTCTTTACCGGTTATCAATAAAACGGTAGTGGGTGAGCTTGCTCCATTACCAGCAGAACTAATTGAGGCAGCTACGTATGATTTTGAGACACCAGGTGAAACAGGAGTAGCAGTAACACCTTAAATTATTTAGGCATCCTTTTTAGGGTGCCTTTTAACATTAGGAGGATGAAAAATGGTAGCAGTTTTAATTATCGAGGGACAACAATTTACAGCGAAAGCTAATTTTAAGTTTGAAAGATTAGCAGATAAAAAATACAAAGACGACAAAGGTGAATTATCAGGGTTAGAGAAAATTTATCAGGATCTAATGTCATATAAAATTGGAGCACTTGTTGCTTTTTGGGATTGTGCGCTTGCGCAGTACGGGAAGGATCAACCTAGTGTCGATAAAATTGAAGAGGCACTTGCGGAGATTATCGAAAGTGGAGAGGAAGAGACGGAGAGACTATTCAAAGATGCCTTTCAAACGGTGGATAACTCGGGTTTTTTCAGGCTACAACTGAAAGAATTCTGGAAAAATCTCGACTTAATCGACAAAATGGCAGACGACGAGAAGGAGCTCAAACAGGGACAACTAGCCAAGGAAATGTTCCTGACAAAAAGAAAAGAGCTGAACCCATCGATTACGATTCCATCTTTACAGACTGCGCAAGATTCCTAAGAGTTTACGATCCAGATTTGATACTTTCTTGGACCCCGGGAGAATATCGCTCTTTCATACATGGTGCTCAGCTTCGTGAAATTGACGAATATGAGCAATTAGCAAAAGGGGCTATGTTCCATCGATACGCCCTAAACGCAAAGCGTGCTAGCGAAAAGAAACTGTTTGATGCTGATAAAGCTAGGAGGCGTTTGGAGCAGGGTAGCAAGAAGTGGAAGGATTCTAGAAATCCTCAAGTGAAGCAAGATCGATATGAGAAAATGAAAAAAGCTCTTGAAGGGTATACACCAGTCTTCACCAGAAGGGAGGTATAGGGAGTGAATGAACGGTTAACCGCCTTTGTAGGCGCAAAAATCAGTGAATTTCGAAAGAAAATGGCTATTGTAAATAAAACTGTTCGAGAGACTGCCACAAAGGTAACTAAGCCGGTTGGAGCTAATATACGAGAGTTTCAAAGAAAGGCAGCACAAGTAAAAAAAGATATCGCTAAGATTCCTAAAAAAGTCGTAGTAACTTTTACAGAAAGATCAGAGAAGTTTCAAAAGACTATGAATAAAATTGCCAATTTCATGCAGTCCTTTGACACCATTGCAAGGAATACTGCAGGCGGTTTAGCTCTTATGGCTTCTCCTGCTCTAGTTCCGGTCATCGCAGGATTGATTGGTGCAATTGGAGCACTAGGCCCGATGATCGGTGTCATGGGAGCTTCTACCTTTGCGTTAGCTTCTGCGTTTGGGTTAGCTGGAATAGCTGCAGTTGCCTTTGGTGCCGCAGCTATTCCGTCCATTACTAAGTTATTTGAAGAAAATGCGAAATTAACAGCTCAGCAAAGGGCTGCACGAGCTGAATATGATAAATTCAAATCTACTTGGCAAGGAATTACTAAGGAATTAGAAAAACCAGTCCTTGAAGCGTTTGGAAAGTCCATGCAGTTTGCAACTAGAGTGTTAGAGTTGTCTCGACCTCTCTTTCAAAGTGTAGGAACATCTGTGAATCGCTTGCTGGACTCGTTAAATAAGTCGATGAGTTCGCCTCCTGTACTATTTTTCTTTGAATATATGAATAAAACTGCTGGACCAATGCTTGAAACTATAGGTAAATCCTTTGGCAACTTTCTTCAGGGGTTTATGAATCTGATGGTTGCCTTCGGTCCACTTTCAGCAAGTACCGCACAAGGGTTTCTAAACATGTCGAAAGGCTTTGCGGATTGGACAGCTGGTTTATCTGGTAGCGAGAAGTTCCAAGCATTTATTAGGTATGTAAATGAAAATATGCCCAAGATTCGTTCTATTTTCCGCGATGCGATAGCAGGAATTGCTTATTTCTTTACTGCCTTTGGACCTCTAAGCTCGGACATGATGACAGGTCTCCAAGGGGTAATGAGTCGCTTTAAAGAGTGGGCAGCAAACTTGCAAAGCAATCAGGCTTTCCAGAACTTCCTCGGATATATTCGGGACAATGCGCCAAAAGTGATTCAATTAATAGGGAATTTAGCTGATTTTATTGTAAATATGAGTGTAGCACTGGCTCCAATAGGGTCAAAAATTCTAGGGATAGTAAATGCTAGTCTAGCTTGGATCAATTCCATGATGACTACAAATCCAATCATTGGGCAAATCATCGCTGGGTTAATTGTTTTCGCAGGTATGTTAATTTTCCTTGTGCCAAATATTGTAGCATTTGCAACTCTTTTCTCTGGGGCAGGAACAGCGATAGCTTCAGCTGCCAAGTTTGCTTGGTCGGCTTTTTTACCATTCAAAAATAACTTAATAATTGGTCTAAAATTGATGGGTACGAATGTAGGAACATTTGTTACTCGAATGGGCACAGCCACAGTGAAAGTATTAGCCAACTTTGCTAAGATGACAGCCCAAGGAGCCGTGTGGGTGGCTAAGTTTGTGGCTCAGATTGCAGTTAAAATCGCACAATGGGCGTTGCTGGGAGCTAAAGCATTACTTCATGCAGCAAGGGTAGCCGCAGCATGGTTCATTGCTCTTGGTCCTATTGGATGGGTTATTGCAACCATTATTGGTCTGGTAGTACTCATCATCGCAAACTGGGACACAGTGAAGGCTTGGACCATAAAAATATGGAGCGCAGTGAGCGAATGGATTTCTACCAAAGCAAGGGAAATTGCAAATAAAGTACGGGAAAAATTCACTGACGTAGTAAACTCCGTCCGAGAAAAGATGAATGCTGCAAAAGCTAAGGTCGAAGAGATCGGAAATAAGATAAAGAGCTTCTTTGATGGAATTGACCTTTATGAGAGTGGAAAAGCCATAATCCAAAGTGCTATTGATGGCTTATCAGCAATGAAAGGTAAAATCTTAAAAAAGGTTGATAACATTGTCGGAGCTGTTCGTGACTTTTGGCCATTTTCACCTGCAAAAACGGGTCCCTTGAGTGATATTCATAAAATGGACTTTGGTGGACCAATTAGTACTTCCATTGGAAAAGCAAAATCAGTAGTTTCTAATTCAATGAGTAAGTTGGCTAACGTTGCAAGAACGTCGTTTACTCCTCCTCGAGCTGAATTAGCGTTTGATACATCCTTAAATACAAGCGATTTTGCAGATATTAGAGGGCAAATGGATACAGAGGTTGAAGATTTCGAGTTGCCCGAACAAGAAAGAGTCATTGTTATTGAAATGAATAGCCGAGAAGTGGGGCGTGGAGTAGAAAAACACGTAACCGATGAACAACAGAGAAAGAAAAACAGACGGGGGGAATTTAGGTGGAACAGCTAGATATTAGCCTCCCGAATGTCTTCAAGGTTTGGTTTAACGAGATAGACGTTACATCCTTCTTCCGTGTAAAAAGTATATCTGGAAGAGGCCTCTTGAATTACGAAGTGAATGTATTGCAGATACCCGGAATGCCGGGAGGACATCCGCAATCCAAGAGACTCCCTTCAAGACCTATTACTATCGATGCTATTTTTATGTGCAAAGATGAAGAAGAGCTTCTAAAAAGACTTGAGGAGTTAAACGGTATTTTTTATACGGATAAACCTGTCCCTTTGATTTTCTCAGATGAACCTGACCGTACTTATTATGCCACCTATACAGGTGCTTCTGAAAAAGGAGAATGGAAGGGGACATATCGAGCTACACTGAGCTTTACTTGTCCGGATCCATTGAAGTATGGAGAGGAACAGTTCATGGATTTTACAAGTGATACCATAAAACCTTTCATCCAAGGTACCTATGAAACTTTCCCTAGAATAGAAGCTACTTTCGAATCTGCTGCAAGTGAATTTAAAATTGAGCAGATTCAAACTGGAAAATATGTTCGAGTGGTTAGGGATTTTATCGCAGGTGATGTATTGGTGATAGATTATTCAACAGGTAAGATCACACTAAACGGTATCCTTTCCATGACTGTCTTGAGATGGGCAGAAAGTGAGTACTACTCCTTAAAACCTGGTGTTCAATCGATTACCATTTCCCCGACAAATAGGGCGAAGACTAAAATGTTCTGGAACCCGCGGTGGTTATAGGAGGAGATTCAATTGGTTGAAAATAAATACCAAATAACCGTAAATATAAAATCAAAACGTTATGGAGGAAGCATACCGTTTATAACAGCGAATGATCATGTCATTTTTGAGGTAGAAATATACGACGGAGCTGAGGCTCATCAAGTGTCGAGCAGTTACTTATACACACTTGTATCCACAAAGGCTGATAAAGCTAGTGTGATTAGGGAAGGAACGATTGATGGGAACCTCATTCGTTTTGAGTTAGGTTCTTCGGAAATGACGGAACCAGGCAAAGTTAAAGCTCAGGTTCAGATATATGAATCAGCAACAAACAAACGTATTTCTTCTGCTCCTATGGTGTATGAGGTAGCGACTGATCCGAGTGTAGAAGGTGAGTTACCTACTGATGATAAAACCTTAATTGTTGCTAATAAAACACTATTGGACGATGCCATCACAAAGGCAAACAATGCTGATGCAAGAATTGATAATATAGTTGCTCAGGCTGGAGATTCAAACACAGAAATTGTGGATATGAGACTACGAACTGACGGTACTTCTGCTTCTTCGGCAGGTTCACATATTCGTGAGCTTGCGTCGCATTTGGCACAAAGACCGACAGAAGCAGAAGTTGATACAAAGGTTGCTCAAATTGTTAGTGGTTCTCCTAAAGGAACTTACGCTTCCTTATCAGCACTTCAAACAGCATTTCCAACAGGAACTACAGGTATTTATATAACTACAGACAATGGGCATTGGTATTATTGGAATGGCACAGCGTGGACGGATGGTGGAGTTTATCAAAGTACTGGTATTGGAGATAGTACCATTACTCCACAAAAAACAACTTATTTAATGGTCAGTAAAAACTTATTTAACCCTAATGATCCTGATGTGGTATTAGGTGGATATTTTAGTTCGACTAACGTGTTGACAACAAGTTCAGCCAATAATCAAACTGGTTTTATTCCTGTTCGTGGCGGTGTCAATTACACTGCTAGCAAAACCTATTCATTTGTAAACTGGTATGACATTGATAAAGCCTTTATTTCTAGTACAACATCATCAACCTTTACTTCGCAAGGATATGTAACTGCACCGTCTAATGCTAGATACGCAAGATTTATATCTGCTACTGCAGATTGGAGTACATTCCAAGTAGAACAAGGAACAGTAAGCACTGCATATGTTTCTTATACTGATTTTGATTCTACTACTCTAGATGTATTAAAAGCCATTAAAGGAAGGAACATTCAAGATAAATCGATTTCTCCGCAAAAGACAACCTTCTTTAATATGGGGAAAAACTTATTTAACCCTAATGACAAAGATGTTTTATTAGGCAAATATTACAATGCTTCAAATGTCTTAACAACTAACGCAAACATCAACCAGTCTGGGTTCATTCCGGTGGTTGAAAAGAAATTATACACTGCGTCAGAAAAGGGTAATTTTGTTAACTGGTATGATAAAAATAAAACCTTTTTATCTAGTACACCATCTTCAGCTTTGACTAATCAGGGTTATGTGTCTGCTCCTGTTAATGCTAGATACGCTAGATTTCTATGTACGACAGCCAATTGGAGTACTTTCCAAGTAGAAGAAGGAACGAAAAGCACAGCATATGAGCCGTTTTACTTTGAATTTTCTTTGGCTAATGCATTATCATCAGTATTGGAAAATCAAATATCTGCTGAAGCAGGAAAATTTTATAAAATTGTTGCATGTGTAATAAGACAACCTGCTGCTGGTGGTGGGTGGAATGTAATAAATGATGCAGGTCATGAACCATTAAATGTAGCGAGCGTTACAAATGATACATTTAAGATTACGGTCAATTATAATTTCACTGCCAACAAAGTTATCTCATTAGTTGCGGTTCCAGATGAAACCTTTGTGCAATCTGGTTATTCGTTTGGTGCTTCCGTGATGACGGATCGTGCAGATATTTACATTAGTGCTGTAAATGCACCTGTTGCAGGATATGTAAGATACAATGGTACAGCATGGGAAGTTTTGAATGCTAGAGGTGGACTGGCATTTACATCATTTGATGCAAGTGGTAATTTAAGACTTGACCACAATAGCATGGGAGGAACATCTCCTATTTCTGCTATGCCATTAAACAGTCCGTATTTATTAAAAGTGATAAATGATGGTACAGCTCATACAACCCTACAATTTACAGACTATAACGGGAATGTAATTACTACGCCTGATACCAATATGCAATTGCAGCTCTATCGACAACCTATGTCGTTAGCTGTCAATCCAAATGACTTAAAAAGTGATTCGGGCAATATTTGGATTTATGGAATTATGAAAGTTTAATTCAGCTTTGGAAACGATAATACTATGCTTTAAAATGTTACTTATTGTGCTTGATTAAGAACGAAACAATTAGTATGATCATCTTAATTAATCTTGAGATGGTGATTTAATGAAGAGTGTTGTTAGGTGTTATTTATGGGCATTAACTATTTCACTTGTGTTGTGGCTATCTTTTTTTGGTTGGTTAAAATTGATTATGTAATGAAGTATAGGAAACGATGGCGACATAAAAAGTTTGTGAAAAAAGAGCCTCAGATCACTCTGTAGGCTCTTTTTCAATAACTAATAACTCCCCTGGTGTTACTTTCAAATATGTACAAAGTTTGCTCAGAAGTTCTCTTGGGTAGCGTTCTAGTTCATCGTTATACATTTGTCTAACTGACTCAGGTCGGTGGTTAATATCTCTTGCTACCTGCCGAATAGAAAGTTCGCGTTGATCCATAATGTTCTTAAGATTAGACTTTAACAATTATTACACCTCCTCCTTTTAGTATAAATGTCTCGTAAAAGGAGTCAATATAATTTGACTCGCAAAAAGTGACATGTTATTATACTCGTTAAACGAGTCAATACTAAAAGGAGGAATTACTTTGAATAGTTCGATGGAACATTTAATAACTGATGTCTCAGGGTACATATCGGAGTTAGTGCCAGTTAATATTGATGAAGTGAAGAATAAGTTGTCTTCTATGTTGTCTGATTATCATGTTACGAAGGTGGAAAATGAAGAGGTTCACCCGGATCTCACACAAAAAGTAGAAGTATATCTAGCAACTATGAAAATCGAGGGGCTAAGTCCAAAAACAATCGAAGGATATGAGTTAGAACTTCGGTTGTTTGTAAACAAGATTAAGAAAAAAGCTGAGAATATTACAACTGCTGACATCAGAACGTATTTAGGGTCCTTACAAGGGGTTAAAATGTCTACTGTCGGAAGAAAGCTTTATGTTCTAAAAAGCTTTTTCGGCTGGTTAGTAGAGGAAGAATACATCGATAAAAATCCAACCAAAAGACTAAAAGTTCCTAAGGTGGAAAGCCGAATTAAAAAGTCTCTAACGATCGAGGAATTAGAACTCTTAAGAGAATGCTGTATTACATTGAGGGAGCGAGCAATGTTTGAAGTGTTCTATTCAACCGGCTGTCGTCTTGATGAAATATACAAGTTAAATAAAGATTCCTTTAATATACAAACATTAACCGCGCGAGTAGTAGGTAAGGGTAACAAAGAGCGAGAAGTTTATTTATCATGGAAAGCAAATTTTCATTTAAGCAAATATCTGGATAGTCGTACAGATGATAGTGAAGCACTATTTGTTTCTGAGAGAAAACCACATGGAAGGTTGTCGCATAGAGGGATGCAAAGGGAAATCAAGGAAATTGCAAAAAGAGCAGGTCTTGAAGATAAATTGCATGTCCATAGCCTCAGACATACGTTTGCAACACTAATGCTTAATAATGGTGCGGATTTATCTTCAATACAGGAACTGTTGGGGCATAGCTCTGTATCTACTACAATGCTATATGCGAAAACTTCAAACGAAAGAAAAAGAGAACAACATAAAAAATACTTGGTTCTATAGAGTCCTATCCGGGGTTCTTTTTGTTTTATGAAAGATGGTGAGAACTTTGCTATATATCTTTGATACGAATGAGGACCTACTAGTCATCCTGAAACCGGATGGGGGCTGTCCATATAAAGAAGCTCCTCATACAGAACAGATCAATAAAGAGAACTACTTTCAATTTTGGGTTCCTGCTGATCATCCTGATAGCGAGCATGTGAAACAAGAAAACTTGGTAGCTTTCAAGGATGAGGATGGAGAACTAAGGTTGTTTGTCATTAAGGAGCTCGACGAAGTACATGACGATGAGATTTACCGTGAAGCTTTCTGTCAGGCTGCTTGGATTGAGGAATTGTCAGATGAACCTATAGAGGATAGAAGACTGTATGATAAGACGGCAGCTGAAGCTTTAGGTGTCGCCCTAGAGAACACAAGGCACAGTGTGGGCATTGTTGCAGAGTTGGGAATTAATAGTACCAATTTTTATTATGAGAGTGTAGAATCCGCCATTAGGAAAATTATTTCCACATGGGGAGGGGAAATAAGGGATCGCATAGAGGTTACTGATGATGGTGAAATAACTGAGCGATTTATTGACATTTTACCAAGGAGAGGCGCTGACACAGGTAAACGGTTTGAGATTTCTAAAGATATTCAGTCTCTTAAACGGACAGTCCTTTCCTATCCAAAAACAGCATTGTACGGGAGAGGGAGTAGTTTGGAGTCGGGAGATGGCTTTGGACGAAAGATCACCTTTGCAGATGTGGTTTGGAACAAAGCCAATGGTGATCCTGTTGATAAACCTGCAGGCCAAGAATGGGTAGGAGACCCCGGAGCGTTAAGTCAATTTGGAAGACTCAATTCTGACGGAAGCAAACGACATAGATTTGGTTTTTTCGAATCCACGGAGGAGGAAGATCCAGTTCAATTACTACAAGATACTTGGTTAGAACTACAGGTTAGAAAAAAACCAGTTGTTCAATACGAGTTAAACGTGGTTGATCTTGAAGAAGCCTCAGATCATGAAAAGGTGCGATTGGGAGATACCGTTTTCTGTATTGATCGTCACTTCTCCCCGCCAGTATTAGTAGAAGCTCGAGTGATAGAGGTTAAACGGTACCGAAATGAGCCACATCGCACCGAAGTAAAGATTGGAAACTTCTTGCCTGCGAATACGGACGAACAAAGAATCGAAGAAATGGAACGAACCGTGCAAGTCAACCGAGAGAAATGGGAGAATCCAAATATCGGAGATAATAATTTTCCTGATATTAAACCTGAGGCGCCAGCGAATGTGACAGTTAAGGGGTTGTTTAAAACCATTTTATTAAAGTGGTTATTTGAACCTGTATCTCATATTGCTGCTTACGAGGTTTATGGTTCTCAGGTTCAAGGGTTTACTCCAGATTCAAGCAACCTGCTTTTTAGAGGGAAAACTGGTGGGATTATCCATAATGCCGAAACGGACCAGCAATGGTATTTCCGTGTTCGCGCAGTCAATACTCATGGAACACCCAGTGCATTTTCACTAGAGGTGTCAGCTTCAACCATTAGGGTAGGTACGGTAGACTACGAAGAACTCTCCATCATTGATGCCTATATTTTGAACGTTTCAGCTGATAAATTGACAGCAGGGACCATTGATGCTGGAGAAATAAATGTTATCAACTTGAATGCAGATAACATTGTTGCAGGGCAAATAAAAACGAGTCTTGCGAAAATCGTAGGAGTAGACAACCTTTTTTATTGGGATGGTAATAAGCTTATAGCTATCAATCAATCAGACACTAATAAATTCGCAAGGTTAGATTCCAACGGGCTTTATATTGCTAAGGGTGCTATGACCATTGAACGACCAGACGGGTATAAGTCAGTGATTGACGGGGTTTTGAGAAACAGTTTTACTATTCAAGGATCAGAACCAGCATTCCAAACATTAGCAGTAGAAAAGTTTGGTCAATTTTATCGCACAAAATCTGATAATCGGTATGAAAATATGCAACGTTTTTCTTTTAAACATGATGCACGTTATGTTCGTATCATTTGTAACATGTTTTGTGATGCTGGTGAGGGTAGTGCTTACAACAATGTAGGTAACATGGCTTTTGATGTGTTTGATGATGGCGAGACCATTTCAAAGGGTAGTGCCTATGTAACTGAAAATCGACACCACGATGGACAAGGTTATCGTAAGGATTTGCTAATAGATCTAGGAACTCCTACCGGTGAGTTATTAGTAATGTACTGGAGAATGTGGAACAACATTGCAAATTGGTACACATACGGAAGTATTAGATATATTGTGCAGGAGGGTTAAATTGTGAGTGTTTTATTATTTTGTGATGTTGACGAAAACGGTAAAATTCTTGAAAGTTATATTGGTGAACGGATAATACCTATGAAACAATATGATCACTTTTTTTTCTTAAACGAGGACGAGGAAACAGTAGTTAGTAATATTGCAAACTATCGAGTGATAAATGGTCAATTAACATTAGAGGGCTGATTCAGTCCTCTTTTTATTATGTAAAAAGGACGGTGTATGATGAAAAACTATTTGGAAGTTCTTAATTTTAGTAACTTTTTTACTGCTAGAACTGGATTTATCGGAGTGACAAGTGGGGCAGCTGGATCTGTGATTAGTAAAATCTACGGTGGTGAAATGTTTGTTTACTTTGTCATGATCTTACTTTCAGCTATTGCCTTTGATTGGATTGGAGCGTTAGCTGCAGCCAAGAAAGACGGAAGTTATGCAAGTGCTTATGGAATTCAAGGGATTATGAGAGTAGCAGTTATGTTGGCTTTGCCTGCGTTTGGTGGTGCCTTAGATCACATCTTGGGCACCCCAAATGTAATCTTTTCTATGTTTTGGGGAGGTTTATTATTTCACACCTTAATTTCTATGTCAGCTAACTTTAAACGTGCAGGATGGAATGTTTGGATTCCTGTATGGGCTATCGATTGGGTTTCAAGTGAAATAGAAGCGAAGATGAAGCGTTCAGAAAGCCGTACACAAAATACATTAAATAAGGGAGAGGAACAATAATGGGAGCTATCATTCCACAAAATGTTGAATTGTTATTTGATCCAGGGCACGGTGGCGTGGATCCTGGTGCTGTTAAATATGGAAGGGAAGAAGATTGGACTTTAAAAATTGCTTTATACCAGTATGAAAGAGCAAAAGAATTAGGGATTATTGCTGGAATTACTCGAACAACAGACGAAGATTTACCAGAAGATAAGCGTGTGGCTCTTGTTAAAAATAGTGGTGCAAAATATTGCTTCTCTGACCATTTAAATGCTGGTGGGGGAGACAGGGCAGAAGTTATCTACAGTATTTACGACGATGGAAAAATGGCAAACCTTATTAAAGAGGAATTGTTAGCAGTTGGACAGACATCTGTTAAAGTGTATTGTAAAAAAGGTGTAAACGGCGATTACTATTACATGCACAGACGAACAGGGGCAGTAAAGGTAAATATCGTTGAGTACGCTTTTATCGATAACAAAGCAGACTACGACCATTTCGTTGCAAATTGGGAAGCTTACGCAGAAGCTCCTTTAAAGGCGTATTGTAGACACACGGGGCACCCATACAAAGCAAAGACACCATCCATCACTTATGAAGCTCACGTAGAATCCTACGGATGGTTAGGCATAAAAAAGGACGGAGAAACAGCAGGAACCACAGGACAAAGTAAACGATTAGAAGCCTTGAAGGTTAACTGTAACGCTCATTTAGAAATGGAAGGACACATTCAAAATAAAGGCTGGACCTCGATAAAAACAAATGGTGAGATTGTGGGTACCGTAGGTGAAAGTTTACGACTTGAAGCCATCAGAATAAGATGCATGGGTTATAAAATATCTTATCGCGTTCACATTCAGAATATCGGATGGACAGAGTGGAAAAAAAATGGCGAAATTGCAGGAACGACAGGTAAAGCATTACGTATTGAAGC